ATGAAAACCGCGAAAATAAAAGAACCCGTAAAGATTCGGTGTAAAAACCTGGCCGGTGGCAACAAGTCCATATACCTCGACATTTATCAGAAGGGGCGCCGTAAATACGAATTTCTTCAATTGTATCTTATCCCGGAAACATGTCCGGGAGATCGGGTCAGAAATGAGCAGACTCTCGCTGTGGCGAACGCGGTGAAGGCACAGCGTATTGTGGAAATGCAAAATATTGCGCATGGATTTTCGCCTGCAAAATCCCGGTCGAAATTGTTATTGACGGACTTCCTGGCGAATGAGCAAGATCACTATTACCAAAAGGATAGCCGTTCCTACGGAGATCTTGTTGGGATAATGGCTGGGCATATCAGGCACTATGCCGGAAACAATGTTTTGCTTCGAGATGTAGACCGCAAATTCATAGAGGGTTTTATATCGTATTTGCGCCGGATCCGCCGCAAAAATGGGGAGCTGTTGAGCGAATCCACCCAGAACCTATATTTAAGGGTGCTGGGTGTGGTTTTAAACCGGGCTGTCCAAGACGACCTGATCGATAAGAATCCCGTTAAGAACATTTCCCTGGAAGATAGGCCGCAGGCAAAAAGCAAGGGCCGCGAATTTTTGACATTAGATGAAGTGCGCAAACTGTCTTCTGCTCCATGCCCTCATGAAGGGTTGAAGCAGGCATTTTTGTTTGCGTGTTTTTGCGGATTGCGTTTGTCTGACATAAACGCCCTTTCCTGGGAGAACATCCGCGAAATGAGTGACGGGATGATGCAAATTGAAATTATCCAGGAAAAGACCCGGGAGGAAGTGCATATTCCGCTTGGGGAGAATGCCCTGGCATTATTGCCTCCCAAAACCGAAGACAGGGGCTTATTATTTAAGTTACCCCATAGGATAACGATGTATAAATACCTGAACGATTGGGCAAGAAGCGCGAAAATAACCAAACACCTCACTTTTCACGTAGCCAGGCATACCTGTGCTACTATGTTATTGACATATGGTGCAGATATTTATACGGTTAGTAAATTACTGGGGCACGCAAACGTCAAAACAACCCAGATCTACGCAAAAATCGTGGATGAAAAGAAGTTTGCAGCTGTGAATTTGATCCCCACTTTATAACAACCGCCTCGACCAAAATCGAGGCGGTTGCGAGCAATTTGCGCCATGCCTAAAATTTACAAGACAGGGAAAGTCCGGCGCCATTATCCTTTATAACCCAATTCTCCGCAACTTTTATTCCATCGATATATTCTTTATGCAGCCCTGTTAAAATAACGATTATGCCCGCCAGGGAAACGCCAGCACACGAATAATATATGATTCGCTGCGTGTCTGCGTAGTCGTTATCATATGTATTTTCAGCTTTTTGGGATAAAATTGCATTCGATAACAAGGCAGCAGTTACCGATCCTCCGATCAAACAAGAGCCCACCAAGGTGTTTGTGGAATGTAATTTCCATTTATACAGACGATTGGTGCCTGTGGATGGGTTCGCTCCGCGAAGCGCGTAATATCTAGATGGAGATATACCATACATCTGCTTAAACTCTTTTTTGCTGACATATTTCCCGGTTTTTATATCTAGATATCGGGTTTCTGTTATTCCGGGAATATCCGTGCGAAATTCTTTTTGGAATAGATGTTTATCCTGCCCCCAAACAGATAAGCTAATTAAGACCGATGCAATTAATAAGACAATTTTTTTCATTTCAGTAGGGTTTTATTTGTTTTTACGTTTTATAGTGTGCTTTAATTTTAATACGGCAAAGTTCAATTCGATCTCTGTTTCCGTGTCCGTCGTCTGCATATCCTCACCGAAAAGATCGGCCATGATTTCGCCACTTTTCTGCATTAGTGTCTTTTGCTTAAATTCATCGGGATTGGTCGACATTTCACCAATAGTGCGGGATAACTCCCGGAGTTTGGCAAATGTCTCGATAATCGCAAGGGTCGTCTGCGTAGCCCGCTCACTTTTCATGATTGTTGCTAGCATATAGAGGCCTTTTTCAGTGAATGCCTTGGGTGTTACGGGCGACTTTTTCAATCCTTGCAAGTGGTCGAAATTTTCGACTACATACTGTTTTTCAGATTGTTGCAGCTCAAATATATATCCATCCGGGAACTTCTCGGGGTTATTCCGGACTGCTTCATTTACCCGTTTTGTTTCTACTCCGTAGAGTTCTGCTACATCGGCATCCAACAGGATATCCTGATCGCGAAGTCGCACAACCTTGTCGCGTACATCGCTGAATTTAATAATTTCCATCCTATATCACTCCAAATCAACACTCCTTTTTGCCTAATCGTAGTGTGAAAATGTTTCCTTTCTCGCTAATTTTCAGCGTATTTGGCCTTGATTTTGTAGGGGGGGGGAAATTCGTGTTCCAACACCATCAATGCCGTGCAATCGCTCGATGATGCCTATTAGCCGGGCATTTTGAGCAAGTGCTTCGCGGGTTAGGCTTTGTTCTTCTGCCAATGCCTTCAAAAAATCGTTTGCATTCATATTCTCTGATTGTTGGTTAGTATTTTCAAAATCCGTAGAAACCGATTGGTCTTTTAGCATATTACCTTTTCCTGTGAGAAGCCAGTCGGTATTAAGGTCTGTGAATATATTGGATATTCTCTGCAATTTATCGGCTCCAATACCTTTTGAGATATTGTTTACGAAAGCCGGCGATACTCCTATTGCTTTGGCGAATTTATTCTGGCTAATATTTTTTTCTTTCAAATATGCTTTTATGCGGCCTCTAACCCCTATATCACTATTGTTCATATAGTAATCTAATTATTTATAAATATTAATTATATAGAATACTATTGTTTGTGATTAGAATTCTATATATTTGCACAAACCAACAAGGCAACAAGCAAATTTAAATAAAATAATCCAAACAAGGCGCCCCTGCTGTGTGTTTTCATAGTAATGTAGGTTTAAGGGTGTGTTATCGATGCGGGGGGCGCCTTTTTACGACGATCAAATTTCAACTATATGGCAACAACGAACAAGAGTAGCCGCAGGCAGCAATTAATCAATCTTGAAATCGGCAAAAGCCTGTCGTTTCCGCCGTCTATCAGATCGGCAGTTAAATCACAGCTGAGTGAACTGAAGTTCTCCACGGGACAGCGTTACAGCGTGGCCTCTTCTCAAGAAGGGATTATCGTAACCCGCATTTCGTAATACTGCAATATGCCCACCCCGATCGACAGGCAAAAAATGAAGTTGAATCTTTAATCGAATGATAATATGGCCGAACAACAGATACTGGATGAGATCAGGCGATTGGAGCTTTTGGTGTTAGGTGCAGGCAAACCCCTCCTGACATCCGAAGAAGCTGCGGCATATACGGGATGCGCACCATACACCATCAGGGAGATGGCTCGCAGAAAAGAGATACCTCACTATAAAGATCGGGGAGGACGTAAACTGCGCTTCCTTAAAAAAGATTTGGATGAATGGATGCAGTATACTCGAATAGCATCTACCCATGAGCTGGAAAGCAAAGCGGTAAAACACACCACCAGAAAAAGATACTAAAAAACAAGGGCCGCTTGCAATCATAAAGCGAATTAGTTTGACAGCCATTCGTGGCTGGCGGCCCTTTTAATCTGATTATCTGTATGAATCGCGAAATAGCAGTTGTCGACATCGACGGGACGCTGTGCGTCGTCGGCGACAGACGAAAATACATGGAGCAGAACGATCCGGATTGGGAATCGTTCTACCGCGATGACTTCAATGACCTGCCGATACGTACGGTGTGCGACTTCGTACGCCAGATGTCGAGGCACTACGATATTTTCTTCTGTACATCACGGCGCGAAACAGTACGCCAGAAGACACAGATATGGCTTCAGCAGAACCTCTTGCTGTCGCCGAAAGACTATACGCTGATTATGCGTCCGAACTCCGACAACCGTCCGGATGTGGTTTCCAAAATAGATAGTTTCACCCAAGAAACCACCGAATACGAGCGCTCTCATGTGGCCTTCGTCCTTGAAGACAGCCTGGCTATGGCGCATAGATGGCGAGAACTCGGCTACCGGTGTTTTCATGTTCAGTAATGGTTATGGAGTACAAGGAATTTTTTTTTGAACTGCGCTCGAAGGGCATCTACATCGAGCAGGGCTGCTCCCGATTCATCGTTGGCTACTACGAACAAGCGCAGTTGAAATACGCCACGGCAGTACAGTGGGTGCGCGACCAAGGCGGACATATCCCGACCATGGAGCAGGCACTTATTCTCTGCGAGCATCGACGCGAAATCAACGAAGCGCTGCTTGCAGCAGGACAGAAGCCCATTAGCGAGGAGTACTTCTGGTGCCGCAGGCAGCATGCCATAAAGCAGGGCAGCAACTATATCGTGCGGATGTACAACGGTTATATAGATCAGTGCAGTCGCGATTATTACAGCGCAGCACGCGCTATTATTCCTGTGAAATGATGGAAGGATGGATTAAGATACACCGAAGTCTTCTGGACTGGGAGTGGTATCAGGACACGAACTGCGTCCGCCTTGCGCTTCATTTTCTTTTGAAGGCGAATTACCAGCCCAAGAAGTGGAAAGGCATAATCATCGACCGCGGACAATTGGTAACCACCAGAGGACAGCTGTCCGAAGAGACAGGACTTTCGGAGATGCAAATACGCACCGCGATAGACAAGTTGGATAATTGCGGGTTTATAACCAAGTCGGGAACACATAAATACACTATCATAACTATCTGTAATTATGACTTATACCAGCAATCGCAGGATGGTTGCGACAATGGTTATCAACCAACAGATAACCAGCAAATAACCAACGAACAACCAGCTGATAACCAGCAAATAACCACAACTGAAGAAAATAAGAATACCAGAAGAGAAGAATATAACACACACACAGTAATTCCTATGAAGGGGGTTGTAGGGGGAAACGCCGCAGAGCTGGTGCAGTGGATACATGAGAACGTTCCGACCATCGCCTCAATGGCGGAGCCTATCACTGAAACGAATGCCGTGTGGATGCTGCGCAAATTTCACGTCGAAGATATCCGAAGATTGATATTCACAATGCACAGCAAGGGGGCTCACCTGAATAACACGAATGCTTACGCCACGTTCGTGACTTATGCCAAGCTGGACAAATCACTCAAAGAGCGTTCCGGAGTGAAATATTACACCTACGACGAAGCTATGCCCCAAGTCTACCGACTGGGCGGACGAATAGAGGATCACTTCGCGCAAGAGATGGTTAACGGGCAACGGTTATGGCGCAGAAAACACTTCGAGGAGACCAAATACAAGGCTACGAATGGCTTGGCAATGCCTCTGAATTGATAAGCATTTGGAGCGCGTGAATAAAGTTTTGCAGTCACGCCAGTCCCCTCAGTTAACCTTTAACGAACGATAAAATGAAAGTCATAGTCACCTTTTCGGGTGGTAAAGACAGCTGCATGAGTTATTACGGATTATGACTATGAAATTACGAGTATTCACAAGTTTTTCCGGCTATGACAGTCAGTTGATGGCTCTTCGGGACATCGGCGCGGACTACGAGTGCGTGGGTTGGTCGGAGATCGACAAGTGGGCGATCAAGGCCCATAATGCTGTATTCCCGGAGCTGGCCGGCCGAAATTACGGCGACATCACGAAAATCGATTGGAACGCCGTTCCGAACTTCGACCTGTTCACCTACTCGTTTCCGTGTACCGACATCAGCAGTGCCGGAAAGCAGAAGGGTTTCGAAGAAGATTCGGGCACCCGTTCTCCCTGTTATGGGAATGCCGTCGGCCGATCGCGGCCAAGCATCCTAAATTCCTGCTGATGGAGAATGTGAAAGCCCTCATATCGGAGAAATACCGTCCGCTGTTTCTCAAATGGGAATCGTGGCTTCGCTCGCTCGGTTATGTCAATTATACGGAAATACTCAACGCCAAAGATTACGGCGTCCCGCAGAACCGGGAACGTGTATTTATGCTCTCCATTCTTAACGGCTGCTGGTATGAATTCCCGCATCCGGTCAGGCTGGAAAAGCGGCTGAAAGACGTATTGGAATTGGAGGTAGACGAGAAGTATTATCTGAGCGAAACAATGCTGAAATTTCTGCAAAAGCAGACAGGCCGAAATGAACCGTTTAAGCCTGCAAAAATAGCCGATCTTAATGGTGTTGCCATGACGATAAATGCAAGAGTACACAAAATGAGCAAACAGGATAATTATGTGATGCAGATCGGCGCAACGAAGCAAACGGACTGGAACCGACAGCAATACCGGGTATACGATCCGACTGGCATCAGCCCGACGATAACGACGAAATCGGGCGGCGGACTTGAACCGAAAATCCTGATGCGGGGACGCGGCTTCAACAAAGGCGGCGAAGCGGATCTTCCCGGAACGATTACAGGCAGCGCGTGGGAACAAAACAATCTGCTGGACTATGCCGACTGCATCCGCCGCCTTACGCCCCGCGAGTGTTTGCGGCTGATGGATGTTTCGGATAGCGACATTAACAAGATACAAGCTGCGGGAATCAGCGATACACAGCAGTACAAGTTGGCCGGAAACAGTATCGTAAAAGCTCCGATGATGGGGATATTTAAAAACATGTTGAGATACGGATTATGCGAATAGGTTTGGTTGACATAGACGGTCACCACTTCCCGAACCTCGCGCTGATGAAACTGTCGGCGTGGCATAAATCGCAGGGTGATTCGGTGGAGTTCGCCGACCCGATGTTCGGTCGCTACGACCGGGTTTACATGTCGAAGGTTTTCACTTTCACGCCCGATTGTCCGGACATCTACCATTGCGAGGTGATCCGGGGCGGGACGGGATTCCGGGACTATACGACGGTACTGCCCGGTGAGATCGAGCACATTTGCCCGGATTATTCGCTGTACGGAGTAAATGAAGCCTACGGATTCCTTACCCGCGACTGTCCGAACCGCTGCCCGTGGTGCATTGTTCCGCACAAAGAAGGAGCCATCCGGCCCGCGTCTCCGCTACGGGAGTTTATCGGCGACAAGCGCCGGGCTGTATTGCTCGATAACAACGTGCTGGCATCGGACTTTGGGCTGGAACAGATCGAGGAAATAATCCGCATGGGCATCGCGGTTGATTTCAACCAAGGGCTGGATGCCCGGAGGGCGTGCGATGATCCCTACATCCTCGACCTGCTGGCGCGGGCGAAGTGGATTCAGCATATTCGGTTCGCCTGCGACCGGATGTCCCAACTGGAGGCGGTTACAAAGTGTGTCAAAGAGTTGGGACGCCGAGGTATCAAGCCATATCGCATTTTCGTCTACTGCCTGATACAAGATGTCGATGAATCATTGGAGCGGATCAACGCCCTGCGTAAATTGAAAGTCTGCCCGTTTGCCCAGCCTTACCGGGATTTCGATAATAACATTGAGCCGACGAAGGAGCAAAAACGGCTGGCGCGTTGGTGTAACCATAAGGCTATTTTCAAGAGTGTTGAATTCAAAAACTACAAATTATGAAAGACCAAGTAACGAGCATCGAGCAGTCGAAGCGGCTGATCGATCTGGGAGTGCCCGCGGAGAAGGCGAGCATGGCATGGATTGCAACAGGGAGAAGTACCTACAATCTCAAGATATGGAAAACTGATGCTGAAACAAAAGCTATTCTACATCAAAAGTTTCCCGATGGATATATCCCCGCCTTTACTGTCGCCGACCAGCTGGGAAAGGTGCTTCCGAATGTGATTCAGGACGCCCACAACACTTACGAACTGACACTGAAAGCAGTGGTTGGCGGTGGATGGAGATTCTGTTACACCCCCGTACTTACCCCATTAGAAGCCGATAATATTGGGGATGAAATGGGCGATAACCTGATAGAACTTCTGTGCAACCGTATTGAGTGGATAGTGTCTAACGGCTATGAATTGAACCTGTGATGAAACTACCTATCGAAGTTCACAACAAGTTGATCCCGTTCAAGGGGTTTAACTGGGTAACATGGCTTTTGTGGTCTTTTACCCGGAAGCCGATGGCGTGGAGCATGGACGAGACTACGCGCCGCCATGAAGGAATCCACTGCGCCCAGCAGATCGAACTGGCCGTGCTGTCCGCGGCAATCCTCCTGCCCGTCGCCATCAGCTACTCGTTCGCGTGGTGGGGCTGGGTGCTTACGGTGGTCGGCATTCTCTTCGCCGGATGGATTTGCTACGGCATTTCGTGGCTGATCGAAGTGATTATCCCGCCTTATCCGGGCGCGTACTACTACACCTGCTTCGAGACCGAGGCGTACAACCATGAGGATGATCCGGACTACTTGAAGCGGCGCATACCGTTCTGGGGCTGGATTTCCTGCATACCAAATCGGAAAGTAAAACACAAAAGATAACCAACCATGAAAACACTTTATCTCTGGGTTTCAGACAAAGGCTGGACACCCTTTCAGTACAATGAACTTTCTGAATTATCCCCCGAATTTGAGGCGCGCAATATCAAACTGGGCGACGGGTGCGAACTGGGCGACAGGTGCGAACTGGGCTACGGGTGCAAACTGGGCTACGGGTGCAAACTGGGC